AAGAAAATATAAAATAATAGATATTGACGAAAAAGTCAAAAAAACGACTTTTTTTGGTAGCTCTGATCTTTTTATATAAAACAGATCGACTTCTAACAAATATCTGTTTTTTTAACTTTTTCGTAGAAAGTATATAATATTATAATATGTAATATTATATCCGCTATAATACTAGATAAAAAAGAAGAAAATATATAGTATTAGTTAATTTTTTTTGGAATAATAATTTTTATTATTTTTTAACCACTCTTCTTTTTTGTGATTCTGATATCCTGGTTCCGGATGATAATTTAACATCCAATTTTCTACATTTGATTTTTCTCCCCATCTTCCTAATTTTGTTTTTTGATTTCCTCTTTTAAATATTTCTGTCAAATAAAATAATAATCTCATTAGATGTAAGATTTTAATTTACCTTTTTCTTCAACAGTGATAAGGGAAGTATCCCAAACGCATCCGCTGTTAACTCCAATCATATAATACCAATTATAATTATTTTTTGTTAGCTTATTATTTTCTTTCATTTTCTTTGAAATTTGGTGATAATTTCTAAATTCAATACCCGAATATTTCTTCGATAACCTTTGAAAATCAATTAGAGTATATTTTTTACTAATACCATACTTAGATTTTAATTTTTTAACATCTTCTAAACTATCTATTACTAAAATTTTACCTTCTCCTTTTTCACCAAATTTAATAAAGTCAGTTCTTTTAATTTTTATTTGACAGACGACTTGGTTTGTGACTTTTTCTGCTTTTTCCTTAACAAACCAATGATTGTACCAATCTTTACCTAGACTATACCAGAAACATTTTGCTGTGAAGTCAATAATTTGTCTATATTTTACATTTTTTTCTATATCACATTTTTTAGCAATTTTATTACGAACAGGAAATCTCATTTTATTATAAATAAAAATTAAAACTCTCTTGCTACTGTTAAGTATTCTTTTGGATTGGAAATAACAACCACTAAAGCTGCTAAAATGGTCAGACCAAAAATAGCAATCAAAGCATACCAAGAATCAAAAATCCCTGCTGACAAGAAAGGAACACCGTAGAATATCATAACTAAAAATATTACAGAAGATGGTCCATCGAATCCTAACACATTAGCCATTTTATATTAATCTTTTATTTCAATTTTTAGTTGTTAGTTAATAAATAAAAAACTTACATATGTGAGTTTTTCTTTAACAAATAAATAAATATTTTCTATATTTTTGAAGATAAAATATAATTTTGAAACCTTTAAAAGAAAAATAAAAAGGATGAAAGAATGTGGTATATGTTATGAAGTAAAACTTCCAAGGTTTTTCCCTTGTAATCATAGTGTTTGTCATACATGTTACGAACAATTGAGAGGTGATAATTGTCCTTTTTGTAGAACCCCGTTTAGAGAAACCCCAAGAATAGGCCAAGAATATGCAGAACCAGAATATTGGTTGGATTATGATAGAAATGAATGGACAGTTATGTCTAGATTTTTAAGGACTGGAAATGAAGAAATAAGAGTTTTTAGAAATACAGAAATTCCAGAATCATGGAGAAATAATTCGTTGACTACTGTGGTTAAAAGAAGAAGAAGAAGAATTAATAGGAGATTTCGTAGATAAATTTATAATTATTTTTATTTGTTATAATAAAAATAATGAAAAGGAATAAGAAAGAAACACAGGTAATAGATAAAAGTCCAACAAGAGGTTTGACAGAAGAATATAAAATCATGCATGTTGATAATTCTACCAGAATTATTTCTCTTATTTCAGTTTTAACATTCTTAATTGGTCTTACTATCTTCTCTTATGGGTTTTCCATTATCGATGGAGAACTAGGAACTACTGAAAGTAAAACATTTACTATTTCAAGGTCTTTGGGAAAAGGAAATAAACCAGGTATTATTATTTTTGTCTCCCTTGCTTTTCTTTATCTACTGTATCTAGTTAATTTAAGAGGACCTAAAAAGTTTTTACATCTTCGATTTGGACTTCTTATTGTCGCCTACGGTCTGTTATTATCATTGTTGTGGTTGACACCTTGGTATAATGAAGATTTGCACTATAGTTTGGCTTCGGTTATATTTCTTTCTATTCTTGTTTACAATATACTAACTTACTATTTATTGTATCAAAACTACCAAAAGAATAAATATTTATTCTATTTCTTAATAGGTTTAAATGTCATTGTCACAATATGTTTGGGTATTTTTGCTATCTTGCATGGTGATTTAGATAAGGATTTATTTGCTTCCTTTGAACTTGTTTTTGCTTTCCTTTTTGGGGTTTCTATCTTTGTGTTGGGTTTCTATTAGTTTTTTTAGAAAAACTAATATTATTCTATTTTAATTTTCTCTAATTTGGTAAGTTGAGTAGAAACAAGTTTGGTAATTTTCTTGAATTTGAAACAACAAGTTCTGAATTTTTCCATTCTTTCATGCCAACTGACAATAATATCATCTATTGTATCTTCTACTGAATTAACAGCAAGTTGTTCATTAATTTTGTTTTCTAAATGTTCTGTTAATAAACCTTGTTCTTTTAATTTTTCCATCACTGGTTCCACTAACCAAATAGCCGTATGTTTCTTTTCCACCCCATTATAAACTTTTTTAAGTCTTTTATAAGATTCTTCAACAATGTTACAACAATTCTCTAAAACACCTAAATAACTATTGACTTGTTGGAAATTCCCAACGTCCATTTTTTCCAAAATCTTCTTGGCAGTGATTTCAAGTTGAGATGTCATTTTTATAATATTATTGAAAATATAATAATATTATAAATTAAATTGAAATTCTTTGAAGTGATTTGTCAATCATATCAGAATTTTTCTTCTTTTGTTTGATAATTTCATAAACCACACTATCTCCAGATTTACAATCTTTTCTACCAGTTTCCAAAATCATATAATAAATATTAACATTTCTTTCATTTTTTGGTAAATCTATGTGAGAACGGAATCTTACCGCTCTTCCTCTAATTTGTTTGATTCCAGAATAATTCCAAACAGGGTCCATAACAATTACATTTCTGACACCTTTTAGATCTAAACCTTCGCTACCAGATTTACTAATAATTAAGACTTGAAATTTATCATTGTTAAAATCATTAACAATTTTGTTTTTTTCTCTCATAGATAATTCTCCAGAGAAAGTTTTATTAGAAATACTTTTTTCTGTCAAGGTTTCGGAAATAGGTCTCAGACCAAAATCCAGCCAATTAGAATAAATAACAGTTTTCTTGTCACCGATTAAAGAAATTGCTTTTTTAGTTTTGTCACTAAAGTAAATTTTACCTTTTCCAATTTTGTTAACTGCTCTTCGATGAGCATTATAGAATGCTTCTGGTTTTTCGAAATAGTCTCCTTTGGTTTCATTACCTTTGATAACTCTACAGTAATCTTCTTCGTAATCTTTTTTCATCTTAATTTTGATATAGTGTTCTTCAAAATCTGGATACTCTTTTTTAGATTCTTCTGGGATATCAATATAATCTATTTTTCCTTTCAAATAAGGAATTAGTTTTTTAATATTATTAGCGTCTGATTTCTTGTACAACATTTTCTTGCCATAAATAAAATTAATAATTGGAATGAAATCTGTTAAATCATTAACAAAAGGTGTTGCTGTTAGAAGTAATCTTTTAGTGGCAAATTTGGAACATTCAAAAACTGCTTTACTTCTTTTTCCAGCTTTAGGAGAAGTTATTTTTAAAGTTCGGAGATTATGAACTTCATCAACAATTAACATGCTCTTCTTGCATAACATTTCTCTTGTTTCTTCTTCTAACTGTAAAAATTTTTGATAAGAATATAATCTATAACGACTAAAATCATTAACTCCATAATTTTGTAATTCTTTTTTGAAATTGGTAATCAAACTAGATGGACCAACAAATATAACTTTACTTTTTGGATATGCATCTAGAAAACATTGGGAAGCAGTGACACCTGTTAGTGTTTTTCCAGTTCCGGTCGGATGAACTAGTAAAATCCCGTCAGTTTTTTCTTCTAATAAATAATTGATAACTTTTTCTTGATGAGGTCTTAATTTTAATTTAGATCTCTCGACACATGTTATGTTTTCATAGGAGGAGGTGTTACCCATTATTTTTTAAAATAAAAATAATAAATTTTTTTTATTATTTTTCTCAGGATTTTTCTTTATTTATTTGTATATTTTTTTTAATTTATTTTATTTTTTCTATATTATATATTTTTTGACTTTCTTATGATATTATATATTTTTTGACTTTAGACTCAATTACAAATATATAATATACCAAAAAAGACAAAAATTAAATAAAATATGGAACCATTAAATTGTTTGACACCTTTGGATGGAAGATATAGAAATACCACATCAATACTCTGTAAATATTTTTCAGAATCCTCGCTAATCAGATATCGAACTAATTTGGAAATGCTGTATTTAATTTACATTCTCGATTTTTTAGATATTCCTAATACAGATTTTAATTTTTTTGAAATTACTGATGAAGATATTTTAAGAATCAAAGAAATAGAGAAACAAGTAAATCATGATGTCAAAGCAGTAGAATTATTTCTCCGTGAAAAAATTACCAACAAATCTATTTTAGAGTTTATTCATTTTGGGTTGACTTCTCAAGATGTTAATTCAAGTAGTTATGTCCTTTCTATGAAAGAAGTAAATCAAGAAATTATTATTCCAAAATTAGACAAAATAACAAATATGATTCAGCAAAAAGCAGAAGAATGGTTAGAAATTTCTATGTTATCTAGAACTCATGGTCAACCTGCTTCACCGACTACTCTTGGAAAAGAATTGATGGTTTTTGTAGAAAGAATCAGGAAACAACTTATTCAGTTAAAACAATTTAAATACACTACTAAGTTTGGAGGAGCTGTTGGAAATTTTAATAGTCATTATGTTGCCTATCCAGAAAAAGATTGGATTAAATTTGGTAATGAATTTATTGAATCTCTTGGAATGAAACGAAATCATTTTACAACTCAAATAGATAATTATGATAATTATTCTGAGATGTTCGATATTTTAAAAAGATTGTCTACTGTGATGATTGATTTTTGTCGAGATATTTGGTTATATGTTTCTCAGGATTATTTTTCTCAACTTAACTTGAAAGGAGAAGTGGGTTCTTCTGCTATGCCGCATAAAATCAATCCGATTAATTTTGAAAATGCAGAAGGAAATTTGATGATGAGTGTTTCTCTTTTAGAATTTATGAGTCGAAAACTCCCGGTCTCTAGATTACAACGAGATTTAACAGATTCTACTGTTCTTAGAAATATTGGAACTTGTTATGGATATTTACTTATTGGGATGGAATCTATTATTTCTGGGATGAAGAGAATAGATGTTAATAGGGAAAAAATTCGAGAAGATTTAGAGAAAAACAAGATTGTGTTGGCAGAAGCAGTTCAATCTATTTTGAGAAAGGAAGGAGTGGAAAATTCATATCTTTTGATAAAAGAAATGACACGTGGAGGAAAAGATTTAGATGTGGAAGAGATGGTGGTTCTGTTGGAAGAAAAAGGAATTCAGATTAGTGAAACAGGAAAATCACAGATTTATAATCTGGATGTTCATTCTTATACAGGATCTTTCTAATTTTCCTAAAATTGATTTATTTAAAAAAAAGTAGAGATAATACACACAAAACCAGTTTCGCCAAGATGGATATGGAAGAACTCGGTAAATCGTTCCCTGAAATTGAAGTTAATATTCGTGATGAAATTGTAAAAATGGTTGGTATTTTTTTTAAAAATGAACACCTTATAGCAGCAGTTTACCAAGTATCCGGTAGATATGCTGGATACTATGTTGAGGAACCCGGAGACCCTAAAACTATGATAAAACATATCGAAGAAGTTTTGAGCAGGGTGGAAATAGTTTCCAAGAGTACATCCATTACAAAACAAGAGATGCAAATGTACTACTATCGATGTATTCTGACCGAATACATAACCTCTTTTCTGAGGTTTTCGAAAGACCAAGAAGAGCTGTTGCCACGAGCTGCAATGCTTCTTTTCAATATCCAAAATATTGAGAAGAAGTTTTACGCCAAAAGCAAAAAAAGCTGGTGGGCATGGGGTGTCTTGGATGTAGAAACTCTCCCAAACTCAGGCCAGAGCATGAAATGTCGTCACTTGCTTCAAAAAGAATTAGGTAAACTTAGTAGTAATTGAGAGTTATATATTATATAAAAAAATTAACAATATGAATATTAAATTTATGATTAAATTTAATATTCATATTAAATTTACTTTTTTTGATGATACATATAAAGTAGTAGTATCAAAAGAACAAAACCAGAAAACATGA